GTTCCAGATTAAAGCATTAACAGAATTAATTGACATAGTCAACTGTATTCCTGTTAATTGTGCAGTAGCATCTCCAACAACACTTTCTTCACTTAGAACTGCTGTTATTGGTATTCCTGAAGGACTTGCGATAGTATTTGCATCTCCGACTACAGTTCCCAAATTAGCTGTCATAGCTATTCCAGTAACATCAATATCTGCTGTTCCAAAAATGACCGTTCCTGTAGCAACGGCCATGCCAAATCCGATACCTGTAACTGTTGCATCTGGAGAAGGATCTACTGTCCCTTCTGCAGCAGTCATTGCAATACCAGTTAAAGTTAAATCAGCTGCTCCTGTTATTGCTAATGTTCCAACATTTGCAGACATTGAAATGCCTGTTGGTGTAACTGATTCCCATTCGCCTGTAGCACCCCATTCAAACTGACCCCAGAAGTATCGTCCCCAACCTTCTAAGTTATAAGCTTCAAGAGTTCCTACATTAGCACTAAAACCAATTCCTTGCAGCATTGCATCAGGACCAGCGTCAGCTGTTCCTACATTAGCTGTTGCAGCTATACCTGTTAATTCTATTTCAAATGATATTTCTATTGACTCATCACCTTGTGATGCAGTCATTGCAATTCCGGTAGGAGTTACGTTTGCGTCTGCTGTGATACTTGCGATAGAACCTAGATTAGCTGTTGCAGCTTCTCCAGTTGTTAATAAAGAACCTGTAATGCCCCATGCAAAAGTATTCCACTGTTGTCTACCCCAACCATCTAAATTAAATGCATCAAGAGTTCCAATATTAGCGTTAAAGCCAATACCAGTTGCCATGGCATCAGGTCCAGCGTCAGCTGTTCCTAAATTTGTAGTGATTGAAATACCAGCAGGATCACCAGTGGTTGCAATTACGATTGACTCTTCTCCTTGAGAAGCAGTCATTGCAATTCCTGTAGGAATTACATCTGAGTTTGCTTGAATAGTTTCATCACCTAAAGATGCAGACGCACCTATCCCGGTTACAGAAATGTTATTATTAACATCTCCCCATGAGTTACTACTCCACGTGCTTGAACCCCAAGTACTGGCCATAGGAAATTACCTCCTATGTATTACCCAGAAATTCTTAGAATCGCTGCTGCTGTTGTGAAAGCTGGAAACTGTATCGTAAAAGTTCCTGATGTAGCTGTTTTATCTGCCCCAAAATCTAAAGCCGCAACAGCTGCATTAGTTGCAGTTGATGAAGTGTTATAGATTAAAGCTCCTCTAGCAGTCAACGTTACACCTGTGAAAGATCTATCAGCAAAATCTACAATCGCAACACCTGATGCGATTGAAGTATTGTTGCCAGTTAGTTTTCCGCCACCAGAAGTATACTGACCTGTGTTAGCAACTTGATTACCTGTAGTAAAAGAAGTTGTAGCAGAGTTTAGAGTAGCTGAGGAAGTATAAAGAGCTATTTTGAAAACGTCACCACCCGAACTTGCGAACGAGTGATCACCGTCTAACAGTTGCTTTTTGAATGAGTTTGCAAGTGCTTGTGTAATCGCCATAGTTTTTTCTCCTTATTTATTTTCCACCGACTCGAGGAACACCACTTTGATATTCATCTCGTCTTCTTCTTCCCATTTGTTCTACTGAGAAGCCTTCTACCACTTGTTTATACTTTCCTTCGTATAATTGCAACAAATCATTTGGCCCCTTCAGAAAAGAAAATGCTTCAACTAAGCACGCATACAATAAGCCATTGGGAAATTGTTGACTTAGGTATGTAGTAGTATTTGTACTAGATAATCCAGTTGGTTTCAAGATATAATTTACCTGTATCGTATATGTAGCGTTTGGTGTTGGAGCTACAACTATTGTATTCTGATCCCAGTTACTGTAGTATTTTGGAACTCCTGTTGACTCAGCAGGATTAAATTCTGACATAAAACTAGTATCTCTATATTGTAAAAAATCTCTATTGTTTGCTGCTGCTGTTCCATCAGAGTCTACGATTTGAGCAGATCTGATAACTAATAAATTATCTGGTGTATCAATAAATCTTGTTCCAGAAACTAGTTGAGCAGTTACATATCTTCTATTATTATCAGAATCTACATCTCTAAGTATTCTAAATTCTGCATTTTCAATAAATCCATTTACAATAGTTGAAGTTAAAACATTTGCATCAACTTCTGTATAGTCTCTAATTTTTTGTACTAGCTCGTCGTATGTCATTATGTTGTTACCGTTACACTTCCTAAAGATATTAATGCTTGTCTTCTATTGTTTACAGAAGATCCATCATCTGGCACCATACCACTGTTTGATTCAAATGCAAAGTCTCCGGGTAAAGTTAAATCTACATTCATAAAACCACCATCACCTGATGCCTGAGTAAAGATTTGTGGTCTAGCATTTCTTAAACCTTGTCCATCAGCTGTAGTTGGTTTTGGTTCTAACTGTGGATGCTTTGCTTCAAACTCTGAAACATGTACTCTTGATCCGTTCCACTCGATAACCATTTCTGAATATGGAAATGCTTGACCAGAACGATCAGATATAAATTGTGCGTATTTTCCTTTTGATAAATTAGACATTTGGATAATAAGTTTTTGGTGTTATGAAAGAACTTGAAGCAGAACCATCTTCTTCTAGTGCTCTCTTTAATTCATCTTCATACAACAATTTCATTTGTTGTGTAAGTTGTGGGTTTATTTTTTGAGAAAGATAATAAGCCAAACCTGCAACCATACAAGGTACAAATCTATATGGTACATCTGCTTCGTTAGTATAGTTACCGGCATCTTGTATTCTACTTACAAAATAAAAATTTAAAAAATTACCTGCCTCACTTGAACCAGGTGTTAAATACAAAGTAATTGTAACCTTATCTATGAATCTTTGAACGTAATATTGTGTAGGTACACCTGTTTGAGTTTTGTTTGATAAACCTTGATATGCAGATCTATTTATTTTTGTAAGAGGAAAATCAACTGAAGAAGAGTTTCTGTAAACAGCTTCTAATATATCATCTACTCCATAAACTGCAGTTGCATCTGAAGTACCATCACTTGGTGATCTAAACATTGTATAAACTGATTGACCATTAACTAATGTAATTGAATTATTTTTTACTTGCCAATAATGCAGACCTCTGTTCGCCCATTCTTGAAACATAATATTTAAAGAACGTCTTGCAGATCTTAAATCGTTTCCTGAATAATCAAAACGACCTAGTCTCTCATACGCTTCAGTAATAATATCATCAATACTGAACGTAGATTCAAAAGTTGTTGTTCCAGAGGTTGCCATTTATCCTCCTATTTATCTATCAATACAGTGCACTTAGAACTAGTAATTGCGCTACAGCTTATACCTGCTTCAAATAAAATTCCATCTGATGGAAAATTAAAAGAGAATACATCTCCTGGAGGAACTTCAGCTGTAAACTGAACTCCAGATACATCATTTAAAGATATAGAACCTGTTACCGTTGTAGTAGTTGTATTAGAAAGAACTAGTCCTCTTAATCTTGTTCTACCAGCAAAAATAGATCCTGTTGCTGTAACTTGTAGTGCTTTAACATCACCTTGTGTTGCCATAATTTTCTCCTATTAAAATTGTGTGGGCCCTAAGGCCCACATTAATTATTATTACGCTGCCCAAGCAAATGCGCCTTTGACTGCTAAAGGATCTTTAGCTGAGTCAAGACCTACATGCCATAAGCCTTTTTCTGTACAAGAAAAGTATACAATACTTCCTATTGTAAAGAAGTTTGTAGTTGCATTAGCTGCAGTGAAAACTAACGAACCTTCACCTGCTGTTGATGTATCATAAGTTACTGCATCAGCTGATCTAGTTTCAATTAAGCTTCCTGTAACCCATGCATCAGTTCCTAGTGCATCGAAAGTTAAAGTATTTGTTCCACCAGTAGTATCTACACTTTGAACGTAAGCTACTCTTATTCCTGGTGTAGCTGCAGGTAAAACCATTGAACAAGCTGCTGCGCCTGTAAAGTTAACTGTGCTAACTTGGTCTGCTGGTAAAGAAACTCCTGCGCCCGCAGCAACTACTGCGTGAGTCATACCAACGAAATCAAATTTAACGTTTAGGTAGTTAGGTGTAATTACACCAGTTGTTGTGTTTTTTACTATAGACTGAAAACCGTTTTCCGATCTTACTGGTCCTGTAAATGTAGTGTTTGCCATATTATTATCCTCCTAGTTTATGAATACTGTCTCTAGGCCGTCGACTATACTCGTCAGTATTCTAATTAATTGTATAGCAGATTTTTTATATACTAGTTTTGAGTAGAGTGCAAGAGAGCCTGTGATGTGGAGTGGATTTTTTCCAACGATGTAGCTTTTTATTAAGTAGCTACAGAAACTTGTGGAGCAATGGCATCAACTCTATTTTTAAGGTGGGCTTCTTTGGCCTCAGCCTTTTTTATATGTTGAACGATCTTTTTGACTTGGTCATCGATCCTTACCATATTCAAGGTATATCTACCTTGATTAAGATGCTCTTGCTTCCATTGTAGATCCAGTGTCTCCTTCTGCTTGTAGAGATCCTGGATGTGCGGTTGCATCGTCATTTATAACCTCCTCATAGGTTATTCTGTTCATCTCAGAACTATATGTAGCTCCAAGATGTTCCCATTTTATAGCATTTTCTCCTAGTTTGTCAACTATCGCTTGCTCGAGGGAAATAGGGTCATCTTTAGATTGAACTTGAAATTTTGCGTGATGGTCGTAAGCCCAAATATTTACTGTAAATTTTTTCATGATTAATCCTTTCTATTTTGCAAATGAGGCGAGATTGTGTCTCGCCTCATTCTAATTAATTATTATGCACCTGGTGATGCGAAAATACCTCTAAAGTCAGATACACCAAATGAGTATCTTTCTCTAGCTTTGTATCTCACGTTACCAGTATCGAAGTCGCCTTCCATAGCCGTTTTAATTGGGGCTCTGTCAAACATCTTCATACCGTTAGGCACGTCAGTAATGATGTAGAACGCATCCGGGTCAGTTAAGAAGTTATTAACTCTGTAACCTTGTGGAATCATACCCATAGATACGATTGCGTTAACATCGTTATCTGCTGTTGCTGTTCTTCCTTGAGATTTCATTAATCTCTCAGCTGTGAACTGTAACTCAGAAGGAATAATCATTTTAACACCTCTTGCAGCTACTTTAAGACCTCTCTCATCAGTAAATGCATTGATGTCAATTAATGACTGTTCTAATGAAGTTTCGTTCAAGTCAGCGGCTGTAGCTAATGTATTAGATACAGTACCAGAGATAGTTGGGTGGTTTGTTGCAAACAACGCCGAACCATCACCTGAAGTGAAAGAACCAAATCCATTGATTAATGGATTAACAGCTTTAACTTGTTTAGTGTTCGCCATAGATCTAGCTAATGCTTTTGTATATCTACTAGCAAGTCTGTCATACAAGTTATCCTCAATTGCTTCTTCAGTTATAGAGAAGGCAAGAGCCACAGTTTCGTGTGTATATCTTGCAGTGAAAGTCTCTTGAGCATTGTCAAAAGTTACTCCACTTCCTTCTGGTTTAACTTGAGCTTGAGCAAAACCTGATAACATAACTTCTTCTTCAAACGCTCTGTCTGAAGATTCAGTTGTGTAGATTTCAGCATGCTGATTCTCATAACGTTTATATTCCAAGCCGAATAGAGCATTCAAACCTGGTTCTAGTTCTTTGACTAGTTGTCCTCTAGATATTGCCATAGTTTATTCTCCTTATACTCCAGCTGTTTGTTTCAAGAAGTGTTCATTGATATTAACAACAAAGTTTACGTGCGAAGCACCTATTTCATTATTGTCAGGATCTTTTGAAACTCCTATTACTTTTAATTGACCACTATTTGCACTTGTAGTTGAATCATCTAGCTCTACTTTTGAAACGTAGTTAGCTGAATCACCTGCAGCGTACAAGATGTCGTAATTCATGAACACATCAGTCTGCTGTGAAGCAAGTGAGTTGTCCGATTGAACTTCGAATCTTTCATAAGGGTCATCGCTTACGAAACCAACGATATCAGTGGCTGCATTTGAGCCATCTAAATGGTTAGCGAACGTAGGCTTACTTGATGTAGCGTCAGTAAAAAACACTCCGTTTAATGAACCAAGTAAAGCATCACCTGCTGCCGCTACTCCAATTGTTCCAGTGTTTAAAGCTTTGACTGGATCTTGAAAGTAGATAGCTGTTGCAGAAGCTGCAATACTATATTCACTTAAACCTTGGTTGTCTCTGTTCTGAC